AATGGCGCACTTGCTCTTATTGGCGGCCCAGTTGGAGCGGCAGTTATAGCAGCCGCTGGAATCTTCTACTTCTATCAGAAGATGCAGCAGGCACGACAGGAAAGCATCGATTTTGCTGACAAGCTCGATGGCGTCATTGCCAAAATGAAGAGCATGAGTCAGGTTCAGCTTGCTGCTGAAATCGACAACGCCAGCAAATCAATCCGTGATCAGGCCGATGCCTTAAAAGATAACCAGTCCACACTTGAGGCTAACGAGCTTCAGCAGTCGCGGTTACGTCGAACTCTCGGATCTCTTGAAGAGGGTAGCCTTCTCTATAAAGTCACGCTCTCTGAGCTGTCTGATGTTCAAAGTGAGCACACACAGTTGATGGCGAAGAACGAAACTGCGCAAGAAAAGCTCAGTCAGACCGTCAGTAAAACCGGCATTCTTCGCGCCCAGATGAATGGCACATTTGCTCAGGGGATCGATTTACTAAAACGTGACGGCGACGCTGCTGGCGTTGCTAGCGGTCTGATGAATCAGTTCGGTCATGCAATCGACTTCGCCAGCCGCGCAAAGGACAAGTTCAACTCTACCAGCCTGCAAATCCCTCGCAGTGATAAGGCAGATGCTTACAACAAAGATCTGGCTGATGAAAACACGCTTCTTGCTATAACCGATAAACGCCTCCGCGCCGTAACCAAGGCTCGGATGGAGGCAGCGGATAAAGGTGGCAACCAGAATCAGGTTAACGCCGCAGGTCAACTGGCTGGGGCGCAGTACGATCTTCAGGCAGCAGAGGCAGCCAGGAACAAAGAAACGAAGGAGGGATTGGCGGCCGGTAAGAAAGCTGAAACACAGGCTGAATCAATTGCGCAGAAGTTGGCCAACCTGAAGCAGCAGTCAGAGCTGGCTGGTGACTCAACTCGCGAGTTAAGTCGCGAGCAGGCAATTCTGACGGCCCAACAGTCTTTGGGTAGCGCGGCAACGCAGAACGATATCAAACTTGCTGGCCAGTATGCTGCAGCGAAGTGGGATACCAGTAACGCTATACGCGCCCAGGCAGCTGCAGAGAAGCTGCTTCCGCAGGCTAAAGAAGATGCAAGCTACAAGCAGGATGTTGCCGATCTGCAGGCGGCATTGTCAGCCAAAAAGATTAGCCAGGAGCAGTACAACGAAACCGCTGAGCGGCTTGAGCAGGAGCATCAGGTTAACCTTGCGAAGATCCGCGCCAATCAATCTGTGACACCACAGCAGCAGGCTGCCGGCGCAGTTGACCCTGTGCAGGCGCTGGCGAATGAAAACGCTCAAAAGTTGGCACTTATCCAGCAGTTTGAGAGCCAGAAAGTGCTCACTGAGCAACAAAGCCTTGCACTACGCAATGCGGCAAACACTCAGTACGAGCAACAGCGCACTGCTGCAATGTGGACCCTCTTTAGCCAACAAAACGCCGGAAATGCCGCACTAGCAGAAACGTTTGAGTCCCTTCAGGGCAATGCGTCAAACGCTCTGACAGGCATTGTAACCGGCAGCATGAGCGCCCAAGAGGCTATGTCCTCTCTCACCAGTAATGCGCTTAACAGCCTGATCAATTCCTTCGTTCAGATGGGGGCAGAATGGGTTAAGTCTTCAGTAATGGGAGCGGCAGCACAAACTACCGCTATCACAACCACAACGGCGGCATCTGTTGCTGGCACTGCCACCACCACCGCAGCAAGCACTGCAGCCGCCGGTACCACTATGGCCGCATGGTTGCCAGCAGCACTTGTTGCTTCAATCGGGTCATTTGGTGCTGCAGCAGTCGTTGGTGGCGGCGCATTACTGGCTGCGTTCGGCTTGATCGCAGGGCTTTCAGGCAAGCGTAAGAACGGTGGCCCGGTATCGGCAGGCTCCATGTATCAGGTAGGTGAGGGGGGCATGCCTGAAATCTATCAGGCCAGCAGTGGTAAGCAATACATGATCCCCGGCGATAACGGTTCAGTGATAAGCAATAAGGACATGACTTCATCAGCCGGTGGCTCAGGTGGGGTGGTTATCAACATACAGAACTACACCAGCGCCACGGTTGATGCTCAGGCCAATAACACAGGTGGTGGGCTGACAATAGACGTCATTGTGGCAGACCTGAATCAGGGCGGGCCAATCCGGCAGGCAATAACCCGCAACACAACAGCATCAGCGAGGGCTACAGAATAATGGCTATTGATTATCCTGACTGGCTCCCGCTGGCTCAGAAGTCTAATAAAAACGTCACCAGTGATACGGGTTTCCGCACTGACCAGCCACAGGTTGGTGCGCCAATCTTCCAGAAGCTTACTGACGACCTTAAATCATCATTCAGCCTGACATGGATATTCACACGTGATCAGCACCGTGCCTTTTACCAGTGGTTGCGCAGCCCTAACTATCTGGATAACGGCAATCAGTGGTTCAGCATGAGGCTATCTACCGGGACTGGCGACTCAGGGCTGGAAGTTCAGGAGCTTCATTTCACGGCCTATCCAACATGGAACCAGAGCGGGTCTGTGTTCACCTGGACAGGAAGCGTAATTGCCAGAGAGCTGAATAACTCTGATGACGAATTTGACGACATCCTGGTTGAGCTGCCGCCGCCATGGGGTAGCTGGCTGGACATTGTCGTCACTGGTTATCCCGACGGGCGGGATAAGGAATCATTACCAAGGGTGCCTTAATGCCGACTTTCAGAGAGTTCAAAAGCCAGCGGCCCAACCGGGTGCTTTTCGACACGCTGACGTTCTATAACCAGACATTCGGCTATATCAGGCTGGTAGACAAGCAGGTGTTCCCCAAAACCTTTGCTGGCCAAATCTATACACCGTGCCGCATGGAAATCAACGAAAGCCAGCAGAGCTCAACGCCTGTTATTGATTGCAGCGTCAAATTCAGCCGTCTCGCACAGGACTTTAAGCAGCAACTTAAGCTCTGGCGGGGGTATGCGCGCATCACTCCAATTTCGGCCACATACCAGCGTTTTGATTCGGCGGACATGAACACCCCACTCAAGCCATGGACGCTCTACGTCAACGACGTAAGCATGGATCAGAACGATGTGACCGTTACGTTGACCCTTAAAAACCCGCTTAATAACAACGTTGGCCGGCTGTATACGCCAGAGGAGTTTCCGGGGCTACAGAATGCTTAAAGCTGAGTTCATCGAGAGGGTGACAGGAGCCCCATGGCGTGACAGGTCATGCACCTTTGAGGCTATGGATTGCTGGGCGCTGGTAGTTCTCTACTACCGTCATGTGCTGGGCGTAGAGATTCATCACCAGCCTGACTACGAATCTGGCGCCGACTTCCTGACGTGCTTTACAGGCGAGGTCGTTTACTGGCGGCAAACGGATATCTTCAGTGACAACGGAATTTTTATTGCCTGGTACGGCAGCCAGCCTGTTCACGTCGGACTGACTCTTGACGGGCGGGCATTGCACAGCCGCGGAGAAAGCGGGCATGTGCGCTCAGACAGCATCCGAACAATACAAAAACTATTCACGCGCGTGGAGTTCTATCAGTATGCCAATCGTCCAGATTCAGCGTGTTCCGGGATTGCCGAAAGAGAGAGTTAAAGCCCCTGCTGGTGTGCCATTCAATGAGTGGCTGGCAGTCCAGAATCTTCATAACGAACTACGTATCAGTGTTAATGGTCATGAACTGCGTGACGATGACGATATCGGCTTCAGCCTGCAAGAAGAAGATCGGGTTATCATCTTCGACCAGCCTAAATCAGGCGATCTGGCTAAAACTCTCCTTAACCCGCTTGAGCACTTCAACCCGATAAAGTTTACTCAGAAAATCATGAGTGGGCTCATCAAGCAGCCCGGAACAGGCAATATCGGGCAGAGCAAAACTTCATCGAATAACAGCCTTAAGGGACAGTCTAACCTCGCTAGGAATGGTGAGGCAAAGCCAGACAATTACGGTCTAATTAGGGCTTTCCCTGACCTGATTCAGGAGTCTCTCTTTGAATATACGGACAATCTGAAATACCTGACCGAGTTCATGAACTTTGGCATTGGGACTTACACTGTCAGCTCAGTCAGATATTCGGAAAGTAACCTTGGGTCGATGGCGGGGGCGTCTTTCACCGTCTATAACCCAGGTGATGTGATCGGCACGATAAATGAGGGTTATCAGTTCGATGACGTTGATGGTCAGGAGGTGCCTGGCAAGAACGAGTCGGAGGATTTCCCAATTGAGAGTGCTACTGCCAGTAGTGTGATAAGCGGAAGCTATTCCGGTGGCCAGATATTAATGAAGATCGTCAAGCAAGCGAGCTTTGACTACTTTATGGGCCTGACACTGCCCCATGCCGTATCCTTTGTGGTGAATGCTACATACCCTACGGCTAGCGGGAATGTGACTCAGGACTTCACATTATCAGGGAATCTGATATCTGCCACGCAGACGTCTAACGGTTCCGTTACAGCGCCGATTTATTACTACAATTTCGTCATCGACAGCATTGAAAGCTCAAACGCTTCATACATATCTACCGCAACAATCAACACGACTAAGTTCATTCTTAATGACAACCAGGCGCTGGCGATTGGCCCATTCTTTTCACCGGTACAATCCTCTCAGCTGTGGCTGCACACGCAGTCAGGATTAGGTGGTAAAAGCGAGACCAACTGGCAGGTTACGATCTGGAAAGTCGATGATGATAATGTCCAGGTGCCGGGAACAACTCAGACGTTCCTTTATCGACAGACTACGCCTCACCAGTCCACTTCTGACACATTCTATCGAACAGATAAGCTAACACCTGTCGCAGGGTATGGACGCTATGCGGTGACGTTCCAGCGCACAGATAATAGCAGTGACAGCAGTAAGCTCAAGATTGAGGCAATTCATAGCGTCAATACGCGGAGCAACGTCACCTACCCCAGCGACACGCTTGTGCGCGTAACGGTCAGGCAGACTGAGAACGCCACCAGTGCGCGAGACAGGAAATACAATGCTCTAATTAACCGGCATGTAATCACATACAACATAAGCACGCAGAAAGTAGATTACGCGCTCAGGGCGTCACGCAAGTTTGCCGACATTGCTCTGTATAACTGGCTTGTTATTGGCGGGCAGCCTGAAAGCTCAATCGACATATATGGCCTCTATCAGATACAGGCAGATCTCGACGCCAGAGACCAGCGGCTTAGCTATTTTGACTACACCTTTGATGACGAGGATGTGTCGCTGGGACAAAGGATGGAGACGATATGTGATGCGGCAGGTGTAAGCGTTTACTGGGATGACAGCGTCCTGTCTTTCACGCTGGACGCGAAAAGAACCGTGCCGGCAACAGTTTTCAACCGATCCAATACCGTTGATGCGGGGTACTCTTTAAGCTACGACATGACGCTTCCTGGTGGCTATGACGGAGTAGAGGTTCAGTACCGAAATCCAGTAACCAACAAGCAGGCATACGTACGCTACCGTGTGCGAAATAATCAGATCGAACCCGGGCGGCCTCTCAAAGCTAAAAAGTTCGAGATGATGTATGTGAGGGAAGGTTTCCAAGCTGATTACCGGGCGCAGAAAGAGTGCAGACGCCTGCTTTATTCGCGGATGAGCATGGCTATTACAGCCCTTGCAGATGGTGAGTGGGTTAACGTAGGAGATATGGTTCAGGTTCCTGACACCTACGACACCAATCAGCAGGCAGGCTATATTGTTTCGCGGAGTGGGAATTCATTTGAAACCAGCGAGCGCATCAACTTCACAGGAACGATGTATGTGGTCATTACTGATTCCATTGGAAACTCGTCTTCTCGCTATCAGGCATCGCCTCACCCAGATACAGCCTTTGGTTTCACTGCGGCTATCCCTCAGATGGCGCTGAACATCTTTGACGGCTATGACGTTCAGTCTCCTTCGCGTTATGTAATCGCAACCACAGAAGAGCTTAATGCCACTCAGTGGGTCATAAGCGAAAAGCAGCCCAATAGCGATGGTACAACAGCTTTAACCCTCGCTGAATACAGTGATCTGATTTACCCCTGACAGCAACCAATCCAACACCAGGCCAGCCATAGCGCTGGCTTTTTTTATGGAAAAAATATGGCTACTCAACCTACACAAAACCAAGTTCCAAGCGAGTCGCCTCGCGATCTGAAATTCAACGCGGGAAAAATTGATGAGTTTGTCAATTCTTTGGCGCAGCAGTACATCGATAGGTTTGGAAGCCGGCACTATACGATAGAAGGCCTCCGATGGCTGGCTCAGCAAGCTATTGCGCAGTTCGGATACATTACGATTGATTCATTTCAGGCGGGGGCGACAATTTCATTACCTAACCAGGTGCTTCGCGATACCAGCACTGGTGAATATTATCGCTGGGATGGACAGTTGCCAAAGGTAGTAGCATCAGGCTCTACTCCGGCTTCCTCTGGTGGGGTAGGGATTGGTAAATGGCTAAGTGTTGGCGCGGCTGTTATTGGTAGCCAACAGGACGGGGCTGGCGATGCGCTTGTAGCCGTTAAACAGCCATTTGCAGGATCATCTCTGCGTACACAGCATGAATTTAACCGCCAGTTTCTTTCAGTGCTGGATGGCGCCGGGGTGGTTGGAGACGGAGCGACAGACAATACCACTGGCATTAACGCTGCTATTGCAGGCGCAGGCCCGGGCGGAGAGCTTCTCGTGCCCAACTACTCATCTGCTGAGGCATCTCAGTATAAAATTACGGGCATTACTAACCCGTACGGTGTTCCATTCCGTGGACGAGGTGCGATTGTTCTTCCCGATCCAAATGGAGGAATAAAGCAGATCAACTTTCATCAGGACGAATATTATCCTGTGATTGGTTACGAGTATCTGTACTCGATGTACCAAAAATTAACGCCCGGTCAGGCCAGCGTTAATGCCACTATGAACATCATTTTGTTTGGTGACAGCACGATTGCAGGAAATAACGGAGAAAGCCCAAGCTTTAAAACCGATGCTTATCTGCGCGATCAGCTAACCAAAGCAGGCATCCCAAATGTTAATGTCGTAAACCGTGGCCTTGGTGGCAGCTCTATTAATGATATGAATGCCATCCCAGACGTTGTCCCATCAGCAGATGTATTCATCATTAAGTATGGCATTAATGACGGAGGTAACGGCAGACCAGATCGACTGGCTTACTTCGCTACGACCTTAAGGTCCAAGCTCGCTGGTATTCGCGCATTGACTGATGGCGCGCTTGCGAATCTTTCCATAATTCTCGTAGGCCCAAACAGCACCAATGACAGCCCTAATAACCGCAATGCGTACTGGTACGAACAGCTGAGGAATATCTATGTGGGAGCTGCCAGGGATTATCAGTGTGCATATTTTGATACCTACAGCATGATGCCTGACAGCTATGGCCTTGCTGGCACTGTGCTTGATGCGCCACCTTCTCTTGCGTCCGGAGTAGGCATTCACCCAATGAATCTGGGCCAGTCATGGATTTGGGGTAAACTCATTGATACGTTCTTCAACAGGAGTAGCATTGCGCCGTTCAATACTAATAACTTCATCAATGGTGGATCAATTAGTGGGCGTCCGCAGGCGTCCGTAACACCACTTAACTATCAGTTTGGCCTAAACGTCTACCGAGGCACGCCAACAGACGGCTACCCTACGGATGGCAGCGTCATTACGCTACGCGCGGTAGATGGCCCTTCTTTGCAGCTTAATCACGGCTTCGCAAAAGGGGCGAGCATTTCCCGAACTCGAACTTATGATACTGCGGGCAACACCTGGAACACGTTTAGTGGTGTCGCGACTGGGCTCACGATCGCTAACGGAGGCACCGCAACAACGTCGCCTGCTTATATTGTATCGGTAGATGGTCAGGTGACCATTAGCGGGGTTATCACAGGCGGCACCGTGGCGGCTTCGACAACCATACTTAGTGGGTTGCCAGCGTTTTTACGCCCGGCATCTGAAAAGCGATTTGCTCAATGCAATGCTGACGGATCTCACATATCCATTGGTGTTAACACGTCAGGAAATATTTTTCTTGTTACTGCGGCAAGTGCGGCTGGCTTCCATATCAACCTGTCCTACTACATTTAGAAAAAAAGCCCCGAAAGGGGCTTTTATGTTACTTCGTTTCTACTCTGTTTAGATGAATTGCAAAAGACCTTTTGTCTTCGCTAATGCCAAGATCATGCGGTGATATTGCATCCTGGAACTCAAAATCAATATTTATTGAGTCACCGTCAACGATAGCTGGTATAGGAACCTCATCCCTAACTAAAGATGAAGATCTGACAGCCTTATCAAGTGTTTTAATGCCGTTGATCATGACCTTTACCCTTTGACCAGGATGGTTTGGCGTCACATATGCGCTATAATATAACACTACGGTATTGTCACCCTTGCTGCGCGTGACAACTAAAGAAGACCTTCCTCCTTTACTCCACGCACCGCCCCCATCATAGTCATACCATCCATCAAGCAGAGTGTATGAAGGCTTATTCTGGCTGTCATCTTTAACAACATGACAACTCGGGCAACCCTGATATCCTGATGCAAGAACATTAAACCCATCGATTTTTAATATCTTGTCACCATCCTTCAGTCGAATCATGTCTATATAGTCATCACTGATCACATAGGTTGTTTTTCTATCATACGAGCCGTTTGAAAGTGACCGAAGAGTAAGCCTGTTCATCTGACCTGCTTTCTTTTCATCAATCCGAGCCATATAAACAGCGTCTGTTGGGACGCCGAAGTCATGAGCCAGTAACGCCAGAGTCTTCCAGTGTTCTCCCTGATTCATGAATGGAACATATCTGATTGAAGGGTGACTAACGATGATGTCACTCCATGAATCGCTGCTTAACGGACTTACAAATTTTGGCTGAGTAAAGAAATAAAACCTGTCCTTAGCATATCCATCCGTTGTGTCTGCAATCTGTATGATTGCAGCGATAGCGATAATTGCAGCAGATATAGAAGGCCTAACATTCTTGATTAGCGCTATGATTGAGAAAATGATGGCGCAGTAAGTTACCGGCCAGAAAAATCTTGAAGACGCACGGAATATAGAAAGCTTTTCAATCAGTTTTTCTGGCAGGTGGATATTGAATTCAGCCATGCCAACAGAGATATGATTCGTGGTTGAAATCAAAAGGAATGTCAAAATTGACAAGCCAATGGCGAGCCTTTTCTGGCCTGAGAAAAACTTTGGCAATAATCTAACTGTCCAAGGCAGGCTTGCTAAAACCACAAGAAGGTATCCAACGCCCCAGTAGTTAAACCCCTCGAATCCTGTTGACCCGATCCCCGGAATGTTAAAGAAGTGCGACCAGCCAGCAGGCATCAGCGGGGAAAGAAGGTTGTTGTTGAAAGATCCATATCCTCCGGGAGAAACGCTACTAACTGTAAAGTATCCGCTCATGAAGAGCAAAACAGCCACAAGAATGGCTATATCAACGCATTCAAAGCACAGAGACTTTCTTTTGTCTTTATTGAATACGAATCTGGCAACGACACTGAAACCCCAGAATATCATCACCATCATGGCTATATAAAAGTGAATAAGGCATGCCATAGATATCAGCATGGCCCACTTCACTCCGTGATACTTGGTCTGCTTGCATATGCAAAGGTAAATTGCAAACAGAATCAGGAAGTGCGACATCAGATTAAGATGGCCTATCCTGAATATCCAAGATGGCATGAATAGAACCAAAGCCGTAGATGCAATCTTTATGTAAATATTATCAGTATATAGAGAGAATATTTTCCAGAGAGCCACTGAACTAAGTATGCAGCAGGCAAGAATCCATATGCCGAAATACTGAAACTTCTCTGGCAGGACGGGTGATAGTATTTTGAATATCATTGCCATCAGTGGATTTGAGTCAGTGTAAACAACTGAACTCGACACATCCAGGCCATACATAGGAGACATACCTATAACAGGAAAGCTCCATGGGCTATGCCTATAAAAATCCCACCCCAGATACGCCTGCAGGGAGTCTTCCTTGAAAAGCCATGAGATATTCAGAGGATTAACAAGATCTATCCCAAAAACGTAGGCCTGAAATGCAATTCCTAAAGCTATTGGAATTAGGAAGATCCAAGCATTATTTACTCTTGTCACTATCGCCACCTTTAATCAGATACCGTGGTCTACCTTTTGTTTCAATATAAATTCTACCGATGTACTCACCCAGAACCCCTATGCCTATAAGCTGAACCCCGCCGAGGAAAAGAATAGACACAAGAATTGATGAGTAACCCGCAACAGGGTTTCCCCAAATCAACTTGTCAATGATCATCCATACGCCGTACAGGAATGATAGGGTAGCCACGAAGAACCCAATGTACGTCCATATTCTGAGAGGAACGGTTGAAAAAGAGGTGATTCCCTCCAGGGCAAGGTTCCACAGTTTCCACCCATTGAATTTGGAGACGCCGGCACTGCGCTCAGCTCTCGCGTATTCAACAACCTCAACACGACCACCAACCCATGACAAAATGCCTTTCATGAAAAGGTTTTTTTCAGGCAGTGTCTTGATGTGCTCAACTATATCTCGTGACATCAGGCGAAAGTCGCCAACGTTTTCTTCAATCGCTGGAGAACTGATTTTGTTATGCAGGCGATAAAACCATTCTGCAGTTTTGCGCTTCAGGTGGCTATCAGTGCTCCTATCGGTGCGCTTAGCCAGAACCATATCCGCGCCGGCCTGCCAGAGCTCGATCATCTGTGGTATCACATCAAGCGGGTCCTGCAAATCCACGTCAATAGGGATAATCGCGTCACCAGTAGCACATTCTATCCCTGCAAATAGAGCCGCTTCTTTACCAAAGTTTCTCGTAAAGAACACGTTCCGAACTAACGGATCGCTTTCCTGCATATCCTTCATCAGTTGCGGCGTGAAATCTGTGCTGCCGTCGTCTACAAAGACAATCTCAATTTCATATGGCTTCAAATATTCTTTGTATCTTACGGCGCTGTAAAAATACCTTATCGCATCTTCTTCATTGAAGACGGGAACGACTAGCGATATCTTCATTTTTTCTCTCTAAAAATAATAAATTTAGAATAAAGGAATCCGCAAACAAGGCTCACTGCAGAAAATACGACAAGGGTAGCCACCGGATTTACGTGCATCCGGTCTGCAGATGCTCCAATTAGAGTCGCCAAGGCACCCATGAAGAACACATACATCATGTATCTGAAGGTTGTCGCCTCAGAGCTAAAGGTCCACCGGGCGTTTGCAAAGAAGGAAAAAGTGACCGCAACACAGAAGGCTATGAAGTTAGAGACTGACTGACTCTGATCGTTCTTGATGCAGATGGCAAACACGACCCAGTGAATAAGCGTGTTAAGAACTCCAATAGTCATATATCGGGCGAATAATTTAGCCATGGTGACACCTTAAAAAAAAGATACCGGATTTTGTCATCGTGCTAGGTGATGATCAAGGAATCGATCCTTTAAAATTCAGCACATAAAAAAGCCCCGGCGACGGGGCAGCGTGTACCGCGCCAGTCTCAGCGGGCTGCGGGTGTAATTTGAGATTAGTCACTCCCCATCGCAAGCGCCAACTAAAAATCCTTCGCCATCAAACCCTTTACAAATCCGTGAGTCGCTCCGCCTTGATCAATCCTACCGATCGATATTACTGTTTATCCATACAGTATTTATCAGAGGAGGATTAATTATGGCTAGAGAGAGTGACATACACGCGGCGTTCACTGGAGCGATAACGAAGGACTGCAGGGGTAGGCAGATTGTCACCACGGCGGCATTCCAGAAGCGGCTGGATGACCTGAACCACGTCTGGACGCTGCAGGAGTGCAACCGGTGGATTCGCCGTTACCAGAATTTCTTCTTCGAGCTGGTTACCGAGGAAAGCGAGAACAAGACCTGGTCGTTACGCAACATGGGATACGTGAGGTAATTATGGGATTTCCATCACCAGCGTCCGATTATATAGAGCGGCGCATCGACCTGAACGATGTACTGATGCCTCACCGGAACAACATGATCCTGATTGAGACGCCTGACGGATTCGTGCTGGCGGACAAATCTTTGAAGCCAGTACCGGGCGATAAGATAGCATTCCAGATGGGAGAGTTCCCACAGCTGGGAAGACTCTTCAGTACAGGGATTATCACCTCAGACGGTGAGACGATCGACGGAGATAGCATGGACGGGATTATCGTGCTGGGGAAGATTACGGCTGAGGTCATGTCTGTGTACGAGCCCCTCCGGCCTACGATTTAGCCGTAGCACACATGTAGCACAAAAAAATACCGCAAATCACCTCAAAACCACCACTACGGCAGTTTGTGACTTGCGGTATGTCTCTGTAAAACCACGCCTCAACGCACAGCAACCTGATATGCTAAATATTCAAAGTGAAATTATGAATATGCAGGTTTAGTGAGCTGATTCCGCTGAACAAGGCACGCCTGCGTGGCAGTGGATTAGGGTAGTGCGTTGCCAGCATCAAGGCCGATCCCTTTTCTGAGTCTATGACCCTGTACTGGCGATAATGCAGGTGTCATTGACTATACTGCTCTTTATTACGAGCCGTGCAGCAGGGAACTCACTCTTCGGTGCAGACGACCCGACCCCTCATCACCTATCAGCAGGACGCCAGCCCAATGCTAAAAAAACTTATCCTTATCGCATCGTTAATCAGCTTATCGGCTCCAGCCTTTGCTGCCACGCAATGCGGGCCGTTCTATCTTAAACCTGACAAGAGCGGCTGGTTCTCGGTGAATGGAGAACGCGCAAAAACGCAGAAAGTCACCTTTGCGAAAGAGAAGGGCGATTACGACAACGCGACGGTCAAACTGCTGGTGAAAAACAGCAAAGCGCCGGGGATGGTGGATATGGAACTGACGAACCGTGAGGGTAAAGGGCTGTTAAGAGCTGAAATCGTCCGCACCAGCCAGAGTCAGATCCGCATACGAGGTGCCTATGATTGCGAACCGGCTAAATAGGCTGAGCTTTGACTGCCCACTCCTGAACATGGCATAGCCCGGAAGCGGGCGTGATAAAAGCCTTAGAATAGAAGAGTGCGAAAGATTGTCAGGCAAGCGCTTGTGCTCTGGCTGGCCTGACAACGTATGCCAACTCCTGATCATCCATTCTGCATCACGCACATGGCGACGATGCCTCTAACTCGATGTTTTGCACCGCGCGATCATCCCTGAAACTGCTGTGCTGATATCTGATGCTTTTGGATCATAGTAAAATGTCGCACTGATCTGATGATGGCTGAACTTTGCAATTTCAACCCAGGCCACGGTTTCATTATCCTGCTCAAGGTTATATCGCTTCGTGCCATCCGGCAGAGGCTCATCCTGCTCCAGATAGAGTCTTTGATCCTGTGCTGCTACGCTAAGGCAGGATTC